AAAAAGAACATTACCCAATTGACTTACTCCCGAAGCAGCAGTATTTGCGCCATTTCTGTAAAAACCTATCACTGGCCCGCTACTTTGGTCGTGATTTTGAGTACTTTCAATTAATAAACCCTTTACGCCGGTTACTTGGTGTGTTCCTAATACAAGGTCATTACTTGCTCCTGTTGTCTTTACATGTAGGTCGGCATTAGCAATAGCAGTTCCAATACCTACTGTTCTATTGGAAGCATCTATCCTCATAACCTCTACTGATGGCGTAGAGCCGTCTTTTATTTTGAAAATAATATCTTTATCGGATTCTTTGGCTTCTATTTCTATATCTCCCGCATTAGATTTTATAGTTAAACCTTCTTTATATGCGCTATTATCTAATCTACCAACGCTTAAAGATTTAGAAGTTTGATTAAAAGTCAAATATTGTATTTGCATAGGGTCGCTACCTGTATATTTTAGAAGGGCTATAATTACATCTCCATCAGCAAAAGGAGGAACTTCATTATCGGCAGTTGCTTGTATTCTTACTAATGCTCCCGACCTTGCTACGAGTAAATGGTGTCTATTAGCAGTTGTTGGAATTGTTACTGTTGCACCTGTTATTTCAGTAAGTACTCCTTTTAGGAAAACATTACCTGTCGCAAATGTAGCACTTGTAGCATTAATGTTTGTTCCATTAAAACCATTAATAGCATAACTTCCTGCACACGCTAAATTAAATACTTTGATTAGTCCGGTATGTGGAAAATCAAACCCATCAACTATTTGTCCTGTTATTGGTGCGCTTGCTTCCGGTGCATCATTTGTGGCTATAAAATTCGGATTATTAATTGCTTTACTCATATTACTCAACCTCTAATGTTAAAAAAATCTGTATTCTTTCTGTTCCGCTAAATGGGCCAACTGCTTCAAAATTGACCCTGCCAAGCATATCTGTTCCATCAAAAAAACCCATCTCTCTTATCAGTTTGCCTGTTATATTAGACCCGACTTCTTCAACCATTATTTGAACTACATTAGTATTTGATTTTTCGACACTAATTGTTGGCGAACTACTTGTTATTGGCACATCTAAGTCAAGTGCTAAGGGGCTTGTAGTATTTCCACCCAATCCTAACTTGCCTTCATCAACAATGTCTTTTATTCGGGTTGCTAATATTTCTTTTAGTTTATCTGTTATCATAAATCTTCCTCCTTTAAAGTAGTGTAAGTAGTGCTTCCTCCACCAAATCCAAGTGTGTTTGTGTTTGTATTTAACTGTGTTCCGAAGCCTAAAGTGACTCCTGCTTCAACCACCTTCTTTCTAATCAATAAGTGCATTTCATTTATTTTTATACTGTTAAAGAAATCAAAAGCATTTTCATTAACATTGAAACTTTTATTTCTTAGGTAAGACTTAGTTTGTTTTGTATCAAGAAGTAAATCAGCGATGGTATCTTCTATTCCTTTAATGTATTTACCTAATTTTAATTGAACTAACCCGTCAAAACTTTGTATTTTTTCTAATATTAAAAATGGTCGTGGTTCAATACCTGCAACTTGAGACTGTAAAATAATGGTTTCTCCTACATCTAAACATTTTATTTTAGAAACTGGTATTTTACATTCAATTAATTCTTGTAGTTGAGTATGCATAATTAGTTTCTCTTGTGCTTCTCTTTCTGCATCTTCTTTTGTAGTTAATTTATCTTCAAATATTTCTAAGGTCTTTTTTCCTTTTTTCTTTATTTCTTTAAAGTCTTTTCTAATCGCCTTGTGACCTTTACCATAAACTATCACTTCATTAAAATAATTAAAGTTAGATTTAGTAGTTCTAATTTCTGTTATATCGTCATCAGTAAAAGAATACTGAGCATTAAAATCAGCATCGTTGTAATTTATTATTTTAATTTGTCCTTCTATACTTACTATTTTTTTGTTTTTTAAGTGTAATAAGTAATTTAATGTATTAAATAAATTAGTTCCTTGAAAGTCAGCAGAACTATAAATAGGATAATTTTCAGGAGTCATATTAAAATCAATATCTTCACGCTTCAATAATTCATCAACTAATTCTTCTGTTTCATTTGTTATAGTGACTGTTGAACCAATACAAGCCCTATTCGGTTCTATTTTTAGTTCTTCTAATGAATTAACAATAAATGTTTCCGAAACTGAAATCACACCATTTAATTTCTTTTTATCTTTAATAACCAATGTATGTGTATTTTCGCCTACAAATTTTGAAGAAGTATTTCTTTTAAAAGAATTAATTCCGTCACTATAAAATAACTCATGTTCTCCTGTTGGTAAAACTGATTCGGAAAGTGTAGTAATAATATTCGTAGAAGCCGTTTGATTATGAACATCAATCATAGCATACATAGACAATACTGCCTCATTAGTGGTTTCATGTCCTTCATTTCCTCCTTCATCAAAGAAATAGTGGCTTTTTTGCTTACCATACATTTCATTAGAGTTAGCCTTTTTGGTATATTCAGGTCTTGGAACAAATAGTTGTATATTATCGGGAGATTCTTCATAAAAACAAACCGGATTAGGTTGCATTATTCTATATGCTTTACCGTTAGTTAAAGCCACTTCAGTATAGAGTTCTACATCATTACTACCATTAGTGACTTCTTGAGCATAAACATATATTGGCTGAACCTTAGTTCCTATTATTGAATCAACCGAACTAACAGTAGGAGTTCCGCTTTCTTCCACTAAATAACAACCCGTTAAATCTACATATTTTAGCCATGCTGTTTTATCACCGTGATGTGGAGTAATTACAGTTTTATATATTTGACTTCCCGTAGAACGGTGTAAAACCCCTCCCCCTATATGTTGTGAACTCGTATTGTAAAACAATCTAAGTTTAAATCCGATATATGCACCATCAGCAGGAGAACGGAAATCCGCAGTTCCATAATCATTTACAGAATTGTCATTAACTCTTAAAAATTCTTTATAGTGTTTTAAAGAACAAACATTAATTATCTCTTGAGTTCCTATTTCTGTTCCATCTATTTCTCTACCGCCACTAGTTCCTAAAACTCCTGTGCAGTTTCCTGCTTCTAATTTATGGTGAGAATCTTGTATGTCAAATCTATCTAATATAATTCCTATTGTTCCACCAAAGACATTATTTTTATTAACAGTATCTACCATTTCTTGAGTAGGTATTGTGAGTGCTGAATTAGTCGCCCCTGATGAATATGTAGGATTGTGAAATAATTTATCTTTATAGAGAGTAGGTAAAACTACTTCGGCATCATCGGGCATACTTATTGCAGAATTACCTTCAAACGCATAAGCCCAATCTCCCGAAACTTCTCCATAATCATAATTAGAAGATTTTGGAATAATAGCACCCTTTAGTGGGTGATATTTAACAGAATTTGAAAGTCCGGTAGCATTTCCAAGAACGCTATCCGACTTGTGCCTTCCTTTAATATAAGTTGTAAAGCCTCTTGTTATTCTTATAGGATTTGAATGTGTAGTGCTAAAGTCCGGTGTCCATGTTCCAGCCGTAGTTGTAGTAAATACTGTTCCCGTTGTTCCGCCCCCAACTTCCGGCCCAAAACTCGTATGAAGCCTACAAATAAATTTACCATCGCTGGTAAAAATTTCATCACCTTGAGAGAGCGTTAAAGAATTTTGAAAAGTAATAGTGTTAGCAGCATAATTTATAGCCGTAATGGTATTTCCCGTAAGGCTAACTCTTTCGTGAAACTGATTAGCAATAGGGGTTTCATTTTCAGCATAAATTTCATTGGTAGATTTTTCGGGATTAAATAAATTAAAATTCTCATCATAGACACATTCTGTTAATCTTATTAATCCAAATCGTTTTAAATTATTTAAAGTAATATCAGTAGTAAATGATAATGTCTGAAAATTATTATCTTGTAATATTAAATCAGTTCCACTTGTTTTTTTAGTATTTTCTAACAAAAACAATTTATAATTATTTATATTTTTTAGATTAGAAAATATACTACTCGGCCTATTATCCGAATATGGTAATATATCACAAGTCATATAAAAAAACAATCTTGGGAAGGAATGGTCTTTGTTTTCAAACGCCATAGTATAACTTGGTAAAATTCCTCTAATAAGTGATGGAACAATAGATTCAATATTATCTCTCTTCATTCTTCTTTGATGAGTAATATTAGAGCCATAAGCACTATTCATACCTCTCATATCGTATGGTATTTTTCTATTAGAATCAGTTTTTCCTTCTTCTATTACATTGTTTAATCCGGAATTAACATTGGGTTTAAATTGATAAGAAGTAAAATTAGAAACAAAAGGAGTTTTTCTAACACTAAAGAAACCTGCGGTTATTAAAGGAGGGGCATTGAATGTAAATGTTTCCTCTCCTAATCTCTTTATGTCCGAATTAAATGATTTATAGATAGGCATACCAAATTCTTTATTCATATCGCTACTTCCTAAGTGCATATTAAATGGAACTGTTCTATTAGAATTATCCGCAAGGAAAGTATGGTGGGGTATAGTTATCATTTTTCCTCCCCAAAGATGAGCAGAATTAAGGGTGTTAATGTGATGTCGTTTCCTATTAGAAAGGTAAATAATATCGCCCACATCAAAATGTAATACATTTCCTGCGCTGGTTTCTGTTCTATCTAATTGAACTCTAAATGTAGAAGTATTAGTAGCGGGATTACCCGAACTTTCAAAATTAGCGGCTCTATCGGTTTGAAATATATCTAACACATACCCAATAAATCCTTTTGTTTCGCTTACTGAATTATCAAAACTTTCACAATATAGCGGGTCGCCAATATTTACACCAGATAACGAAGTAGTGATGAAAACTACCTCTCTTGCATTTTCATTAACTGTGACTACTGCGGCTTGAGTATAAGTCGTTTCCATTCTTTCAGCATTTATACCTTCATATTTTATTTTTCTGCCTAAAGTTAAGGGAATATAAGGGGCTAATTCTATTTCTGTTATGTTGTCTTTCTTACTTGTAGAAACAACTTCAAAATCTATTAAGGTATCAACTGTATCAAAGAGACTTTCTTCTTTATTCCCTATTTCATTTTTTAATTTACATTGGAATGAATTATCATTTGCTATACCTGATGGCTCATTTATTTGATAACCTATTGCGTCTTGATTTGATGAAGAATATGTTCCTGTTTCAAGACCCGATAATGCGAAAGAACCAAATGATGAAGTTCCAACCAAACTATCTCCTTCTGCCGCACCATAAGGTAATCCAAGATTCATATTACCAGCAGTAAAAATAAGACCCTTTTCAGCAGAACCAACTAAAGAAGTTGGTGAGATAGAAGCAATATGAGAAGAACCTAATGCCTTTGTGAACATATAATTTTTTTCGTTTTGTTTGTATATTGTTTCTCCTGCGGCCACCCTTGTTATTGCTCTTGTTATGCCTACTTCAACTAAACTTCCGCTATAAGTGCCTACTGTTGTAACCCTACCAATATACCCATTAACGGAAAATAACAAATCACCTACAACGGGCATTGAAGCAAAAGTTCCTTCTGCTATTCCAAACTGAACGGTATTATCAAAAACCTCTACTTCATTAGGATTAGAAGAACCATTACCTGCATATACTGTTGTTAATTTGTTATATGGGCTAAAAGAAGAATAAATAATATCCTCACTAAATGCAGTATTCTTATTAAGTATAATATCTACTAACTTTGATAATGTGTTTCTTCCTTGAATCTCAAAAACGCTTTGTTGATTTTCTAAAGATTTATTTATTTCTTCAACTTCTCCAAAAAATACTTGATAATTTAATAAAAATTCACCAAAGACATACCTAAGTGCCGTTTCACTATCCATTAAATTATTTTCAAAAGTTAAAGTTAATAATCCATAATCTTCATCAACATTAGAAATAAAACTACCCAATCGGCAGTAAAAGTTTTGATATTCATTAGATAAAATAATTGCATTTAGTTTTTCTAATTTATTTTCTGATATATTTGTTGCCGTCATAAAGGTATTATCAACAGGATTTAATCTTCTTCTATATACCTTTGTTCCTTCTGCAAAAACTAACCAATAGCGGTCTGTAAATTCCGAGTCTGTTTCTAATCTCCCTCTTGGGTGACTTTGAGATGTAGTGTTTAAAGTAATTTGGTTAGTATTTCCAGAAACACTATCAACAATACATATCATATTTCCTATTAAGATTTCATTACCTGCACTAAAATACAAATTAGGTCTTTCTACTTCACCCCTTAATGTATAAAGTAATCCTATATTAGATTCAATTTCACCAACTTCAACCCAATCATTTAAATTTTCTTCGCTTAATTTTTGATTAACAAATAATCTATCATTATTAAATACTTTATTTGATAAATTTTTAGTGCTATCAATTAATTTAAGAGAAGCATAACCCGCTTTAGCATCAAATGAATCA